GAAGAGGGTTCCCGGCCCGAGGGGTGGGATTAGGGGCTCGCCAGTTCGCTGCCGTTGAAATCCATGCCGATATCCGCACCGGGGATGCTGGCTCCCGTTACTGCATCTACGACCTTAATCCGGAACTGAATCGGCAGGCCGGCAAGGGGCGTCAGGCCGACGCCTATTTTTTTCAGAACCGTGTCCGCCTCGATCTCGCATTCCACCATCGCATAGTGGCCGTCCCCCTGCCAGTTCGGATCGGACAGGAAGTGCATCACTTCATACTGCTGTCCGTTGGCCGTCATGCGCACGTAATCCGAGAGCCACACGACCCGAAGCGCATCGACAAGGTATTCGGGCGCCTTGCATTCGAAGCGAAAGGTTTTCTTGCTGATCTGCTTCTCGACGAACGGAAAGCCGTCGCGCGGTTCAGCCTCCTCCTCGTACTCGTAATCGGGCTTCCCCAGCTCCGAGCAGATATAGAGCACGTTACGGTAGCCGTTCGAGTAGACTATATCCCCGCCGTCATACTCCTGATTGTCGGCCGACCAGTATTCCAGCCGGATGTAACGCGAAAGATCATCCACGACGTTGAACACCTCGGAATACCATGTTTCGACACCGTCCGACAATTCGGCATAGTACCGGCCCGGAGTCAGCGGCCGGGCAAACTGGTTCGCCAATCCGGTGTTGCAGTACTGGATAACGTCGAAATCGGTACCGCTGACAACATGAAGATCGGCAGCGGTATCCGCAGAGATATTCCGGTATAATGTGCCGTCATCATACAGCACGCGGAGCGTAAAGGCCGCGGAGGCGCGGTGCGCGCGTCGAATTTGGAACGGCAGCAACGACCGGTCCGGCGCGATGAGCTGGAAAACGTTGCCGTACGCATAGGACTTACGAAAATCCTGATACTTCACGGATTTATACCACGGAAGCGGGAAAAGATTGTTATTCGGGGTCATTTCAATTCGTATTTTAATTGGACTTCTGCTTTATCGCTCGACAAATTCAGCGAGATTTTTTCTACCATGCCGTTGCCGAGCGCCGTTCGGACGAGCTGATAGGGATTGATTCGGGGTGCAAGCGGCGACGGAATGTCGATCTGCTGCTTCAAAGCCTTCGAGATCGACTGTACGGCGATAGGGGCCGCCGGCCCGAAAGTCTCCTCGCCGTTGTTGATGACACAATCGTCCGACGGAAGGTCGTAGACGTAGAATTTCGGAGCGATATACAGAAACGACGCCCAGAAATTCTGCACATTGGCATTACGGCCCTGATAGTAGAAGTGATCGGGCACCCAGTTGCTGCCGTTCCACACACACGCCAGCGGATTGGATTGCGTCTGGTAGAGACTCGACAAGCGGGAAGTGGTAATCGGTCCAGTCATGCCCATTCTGTTGGCGTAGTTCAGGACAATATATTTCGTGTCGGCCGGAATCAAGACCTGCTTGTTTTGCATGAAGCTCATCTCGGATGTCGTGTTCAGGTAGCATTGCAGGACATTTCTGTCTGCATCGAGACATACGCAGCCCGGATAGGTACTGCTGCCCCAGCATCGAATCTTCACCGTCTGTCCGGCGATGTTCTGGGCTGAAGCGTCATAGGTTCGGTGGACGCTTCCGCTGTAAGATTCATCGACCGTACCGTCGTTCTTCATCCAGCCGGAGGTCTGCGCGGTTTCACCGAAAAACTTATCATTGGCCGCCAGCAGTACGAATCCGTCGGAAGATACGCTTCCGGAGTTATACAGCATCGTATCGATGTCCGACATGAACGAACCTACCGTAATCTGCTCCTTCTTGCCGTCGGTGACGAACGGCGCTTTCACCTCGATCGGATAGCCGTTGAACACCGCCCCCGCATCCTCCGGCCACTCGAATTCAAAACGATCGGGAAGCTGGCCCTTGTCGTAGTTCCACTTGGCCGTGCCGAAACTCCATGCCTTGCGGGTCCGCGGGTCGAACAGCTTGGTCAAGTCCACCGATACGGAACCGGTTCCCGCGTAACTGCCGCCATTGAGAAACCATTGCAAGTGCTCGATATGCAGGCGCTTGTCGTCGTCGATATACCAGTATAGCTGGTAGACGTCGCGCAGCATATTGAAGATGCTTTGCAGGCTCGTTTTGGCGATCTGCGCCGGCTTGTCGTAGTTCACCGAAAGCAGGTTGCTTTTGGGACAGATCATCAGCCGGAAATTGGGAACAGAGGTCGGCTTTTTTGGAAACAGTTTATAAAGGTCACTATGTGTCGCATCCCCGGCAAAATACAGGAATTCGCTGTACTCCGGCAGCGGTTCATGCTTGATCTCCGGGGCAAACTTCTGAAGCAGGACTTTGATGACATTTCCTATGTCGTAGCAGTCGTTGATGACCCATTCCCGGCGGTTGCTGTCATTTTCGGTCAGCGTCAGTTTCATCCAGTACGAGATCGTCGCCCACCGAGACTGGAAGACCGGAAAGAAACTTTGGTCGGCATTGGCAGGGGGCACCAAGAAGCCGCCGCTTTCCGCCCCGCCCGCTTATGAAGGCTCCGATGAAACCTCGTTTGATACGATGACTTCATAGGCGGTATTTTCCGTTATCGCAAATGGATAAACCTTCAGCGAGGTGTCGGTAATATCCGAATCACTCCGGCGTTGATCACCTACAGCGTTGATAATCCGTTGGTATATCTTGGATGATTGGATATTAACTAACAGCTGGTCCGCTTTATTCCCCTCTCGGTATAATCTTGCTCTATTTAAATTCATAAGCGGTGTCGTGCCGGAAGCTATAGCGTCTCCCGTTTCCTGATCCGTATTGGGGTCATAGGCATACAAAGTTATTCGGGAATGTATAAGAGGCAGCAGATACGGCGTTTCCTTTAAACAATGCGATGTGCGTAAATTTATGAAGAACCGATTCTTATCCTCAGTATTTCCTCGCACCAAAGTATAGGTCCCTACATAGTTGTCTATTTCCAGAAGGCTCCAGTTGCCTGCGCCATAAGCAACCCCGGCAATCCCGACATTACGTCCCGGCGCAAAATGGTAGGTATTTACCAGCGTATTTTCATCGGAAGGAGAGTCGTTCGTTTCTTTCTCCCAGACATGATTTCCCTGAAATACCGACAACCTATCCGATCCGACGCCGTTCTGGACCAGATACACCTCCAGAAGAGGACGGACAAAGGTCTTTACACTCACACTGTCCGGTGCCAGCGGAATCAGGTTCTCTTCCGAATCATAGTTTTTGAGGATGTCCACATAATTGTCCTGCGAATCGACAACGACCGTAACGATGCGGTTGTCGCGGTCGAATTCGCAGTCGGTCTTGAAGAAACGCCCGCGGTAGTATTCAGCCCATCCGGTAGCGTTCCTGCGTTCGATACGCAGCTGGAATGTCGTAGAAATTGGCTGCCGGTCGATATAGTCAAAGTCATCCCGGATGAAGTTGAGTTTGCCACTCAATTTCGACCGGAAAAACCAGCGCGACGACTCGCGTTCCGTATCGAGCGACAGATCGTCTTTGTAATACGGGGCGCATTCGCGGTCGTTGATGAAAAATCGGTACTTCGGATTCATTCTAATTGAGTATTTTCGTGTGTTTCTTGTATCTGATGACAGTTCGACCCTTCGAATCGGTATACACCTGACGTTCGGATAGTCTCCTGATAGCCGCAATATCTGCCGCGATCTTCCGGTTGTCGCTGGAAGCATTGACAATTACTTCCGCCGGCTGCTGGGCGAACGCCTGCCGGATATAGGTGCGGTCGAACTCCCCGCGGTTCAGAGAATTGATGATCGTCGGCAGCTCGGACCGGTATTTACGCACTCCGGACTTGTTCACTACGGCAAACATTTCCCCGCCTTCGACACGGCGTTCTTTCCCCGTTCTGGGATTGATGCCCAGCGGAACGTCGTTGCCGCTCTGGTGACTGCCGCCGTCGATAAATTCGTAGGTGCCGTCGCCGTACTGCTCGGTACCCGACGATTTGGCGAGCTGTGAAGCTTTGATCTTCGCCGCGCCGAACGTCGCCCACATGATCGCAATGGCCGGAATCGCCAGCCACGGCAGTACCAGCGCGCCCCAAATCGCCGCCGAAGCGGTCACCAGACTTGAAATCTGCTGCAAGGTCTCGATCTGGGCTTTCTGCTTTTGCGCTTTTTTCTGCTCGGCAATGGCTTTCGCCTGATTCTGCTTCTCCATCTCCAGCCTTTTTTCCGCTTCGGTCTGACTGTATGCGAGTCCGTTGGCTTTCGCCTGCATCTCAGCATCGAGCGCCGACTGCGCAGCCGTAACGCGCTCGTTGGCCGCATCGACAGCCTGCTGCGCCATTTCGATCTCCGCGTCGAGGATCGCAGTCATCTGCTCCAAAGCGAAAGAAACGCTTTCGGAGATAGCCTGCTTTTTATCGTCGTCGAGATTGATTCCCATTGCATCCCACAAATCGCGCGGCTGTTTGGCCTTCTCGATTTCGTTGTTGGTCGCGGTAATGGCGTTTTTAACAATAGCTACATCCGCATCCGAAACGACTCCGCCATATTGATTCATCAGGGCCAACACTTTCTCCCAACGTTCTTTTTCCGCCTGCAGGCGCAATACCGTCTTTTCCCGCTCGGTGGCCTTCAATGCCTCGATTTCGCTGTTTTGAACGGAAAATGCCGTATCAATACCAGTCATCCCGGACTGAAATCCCTGCTGTGTCCCCTGAAATCTGTACTTAGCGTTTATCGCAGTCTCATCCTGCCGTTGCTCTGCCGGGCGCGTCTTGTTTTCCAGCAGTTCGATCTGCCGGGCGTTTTCCAGCATTTCGCGCTGAATGCGGATATATTCGACACTTCCTTCCTGCACAGCGGCAAGTCGGTTTTGCAGGGTTTCCTGCGTCAACTGCCGGGTTTCGAGTGCATATTGATTGTCCAGCTCGATAAGAGCATCGTTTTTGGCCTTTTCGTTGGCAATGACGGCATAAGCGTAATCCTTCCACAAATCGGCGTCACCCTCGGTAAAACCTTCGATTTTATTATAGCGCCGCTCCAACTCCGCCGCTTCCCATTTGGCATTGAATTCGATTGTCGCACGGCGTTTCGCATAGCCTGCCTGCATAGCGTCGACTTGCAGCTGTTCGGACTTTTTCGCTGCATCGAAGGCGTATTTTTCCTGACGTTCGGCCGCGCGGGCTTCTTTGTCGGCCTGTGTCTGTTTGCGCAGGGCAGCTGCCTCTTCCGCTTTGCGTTTGCGCTCTTCTTCCTTCCGAAGTTTTTCTTCGGCCTTGTTCGTATCGAACGGCGTCAATCCTGCACCCTTGATGGCCGCTTTTTCTGCATCTTCAGCGGCTGCCTGAATTTTGAAATATCCGTCGGCGACACCCTGTAATACAGACAACTCACTTTTCAGCGCGGTCACAATATTTTGCTCCATCCGTTCGCGCTGTTGATAAGCCTCATATTCCGACTGGGTAACATCACCGCCAACAATCAAAGGTTCGGTCGATAACCGCCCCGAATTCATTATGCCTTGTGTGCGTTCCAGCTCCTTTTGAGCGTCAGCTAATTCGATTTCCTTTTGGACGATCTTTTCGTATTGCGACACCGCCAAATCACGGGCAGCAGCAGCGCGGGCTTGTTCTCGCAACGCCGTAATCACCGCATTCGAATTCGATACGAAAGCAATCTGCGCGTCATTGGCTTCATTGATTGCGACACCCAGATTTCCGAATTCCGTCTGATTTTCCTTGATCCACGTTAATTGTTCGTCCGCCTTACCTTTCAAATTATTCCACTCTCTTTGCAGTTCACGATAGCGGACAAGATTTTCAGCAAGCGGTTTTGCACTGCTTGAAATCGCTTTATTTACATCGCCGAACATTTGTGTCGCAGTCCGCATCTTGGGCACTGCTCCAAATATCTGCGAGAAGAAGTTCCCGATCTCCTTGCCATAGGCAGTTGCTACAGTAATCCCGACCACCAAAAGCGTTTGCCACGATGCAACGGATTTAAGCAGCTGTTTCCACACGGGGATTCCCTCTTTGCCTTCATCCCGCATTTTTCTGTATTCTTGACGGGCACGGCTAAGTTCGTCTGCCAACATCGGCAGGTTGTTCGAGATAGCCAAGAAAAACTGCTGGGCCGATATCGTGAGGGACGGCAATTCGCGGGCTACCTGCTGAACCTGAAATTGCAACGGGCTGAATCCACTGGCGTAGTTACCGACATTACGCTGGAAATTCCCCATCGAAGCGTCGGCCTTTTTAACTTTGGCATCCAGCAACTCTATATTGCGGAGCATTTCAACCCCCAACGGCGATTTCTGCATACTTTCGCCCAGACTCCGATAAGTCATGCGCATGCGTTCAAGAAGTTGCGCACTTTCATCGTAAGACCCGTTCGCCGCCAATAATTGCTTGGTATTGGCGTTAAGCTGGGAGCGAGTTTGCTGAAGCGATATTTTATACTGCGTTTCGGTATTGAGCAGCCGTGCCCGCTTCGCGATGGCGTCTTCCGAACTGATTCGCCCCTCTTTTTCGGCTTTCGTCAATTCCTTCCGCTCTTTCCGAATGCGTGTCAGAACGGCTTGCTCCCGCACCATCTGGTCGAGCAGATCACCACGGGCACCGGCAACACTTTCGACTAAATCGCTGAGTTCCTTGACACTCTTGGCCTCCGCCTGCATCGCCTTTGTTTCTGTCTGTGTAGCCGAAGTCAATTCCGCCTTCTGCCGACGGAGCGCAATGATTTCGCTTTCAAGCGCAGCGGCTTCCTTCTTCATTTCCTTGTAGGCACGGGACATCCGGTCGGCTTCGGCAGCGGATTGCTGCGCGGCCTGCTTCTGCTGTTCGGTGGAGCCGCTCAGCTTTTGAAGGGTCTGATCCAGCGCGTTCGCCTTCTTCCGAATCTCGTCCATCGACTTGACGTATTTGTCGCGCAGTTTTTCCAGATCGGCGATAAGTTTGTCGATCGTACCGTCGTTCTGAATCAGATCGCTGGTTTTTATGGGGTTGTTTACCTCTGCCATGAATGGGTATCAGTTTACTCGTTTTCGCATTTTCCGGGCTTCGCTCTTCATGTAAGCGAGCGCCTGATAGAATTCCAACACCGTCATGTTCCGGGCGTCCATCTTCATGGACTTGGAAACGAGCAGCGTTATTTCCGTATAATTCTTATCGAACATCACATCCGCGCCTTGCGCGGTCGAATACGCCTGCGGCGGATTCTGCATCAGAATGAAGTCGTCGATCAGCGCGATGTCTTCCGCCGCGTCCCCGGACGTCGTAATTTCCGAAAGGACCAGACGCGTCCGGCGGAGAAGCCTTTCCGTCGTGTCTTTTTCATGTACGTCGCTAAACGTAGCCGGGAAATAAACAGAAAGGTCTTCGCGGATTTTTTTTTTGATCGCCTCGGCCAGCCGGGAGATAAGTGTGTGCTTCACATCATCGAGCAGGGCCAGCGTCTCGTTCAGCCCCGCGTCGCTCAGGTCGTTCCGCGGCCGGCCGTCGATCTCGGTCACGAGCGCCGCGAACGCCATGTTGCGCGGAGATACGCCCTGCACGATGTAGTAGAGGTTGTTGCGCATGTTCTCCAGTTCCTGCAGGGCTTTAGCGGGGTCCTTCGGGATATACGCCGCGATCCGTGACATATGCGCGTCCACGTCTGCGAAATCCGACCCGATGCCGGTGTCGTATAGCAGGCATTTGTTGAAGCGCTGGAACCGGCCGACAGGCATTTCGTCCACGCCGTCGTAAAGCTTGACAGTATGGCCGTTCAGTTTTTCGGTTCTCATAGCAGCGCGCGGGTTATCGGAGTTGCGAACAGGGGCGCGGCAAGGATCGCAGCGTCCCGGCAGATGACCGTAGCAATGACGGCCAGCGCAGCGCAGCTCCACCATGAGAGACAAAAATCACAACCGAACATTTCGGAGATCGGTTTCGGAGCCGTGGCCACGACCCGCTCGCGCAATCCGGCGCGGTCCATAAACAGGAGGACGAATGCGGCCGCCAGAGCCACACACACTACAATGCAGATGAAAGTTACCATATTTCGTAATTTTTAGGTTATTATCTCGCTATGCACTCTTCCGACAGTTCCAGCTCGCCCTCGACTGCAAAGCCGCCGTACGGCACCATCAGGTACTGCACATCGACTTCGGCGAGCGAATAGCCGGAGTATATGTTTTCATGGCGTTCGCAGACCTTATCGATCCGCAACCCGCCCTCTTTGAGCGTCGTCTGGCCGAGCACCGCCAGTACGTCCATCTTCAGTTGCTCGCGGTTACTGACGCCCGGTCCCCATATCGTCCGCTCGTCGAACCAAACCACCAGCCGGAACGGCGTGAAGAACTTGTTTACCGTATATCGGTTGTATTCCGGGAAGCGGTAAGCGTCCGGAATATCGAAGAAACTGAAGTTCCCCAGCCGCGAGTCGGGCAACATGGAGAGATATTCCGTTTCTCCGGTGTAGATCGCGGGGAAATAGAGGTCCCGGCCCTGCACGTCCTTTTCAATCAGACGCTGGGCCTTTCCATAGACATTCGTAAGCCACGACACGTTCGCCGCCAGTGCGTCGCGCAATTGTCCGAGGACTTTATCGAGCAGTACAGGATTTTCGTTCATTTTCGGTCGTTTATTGTTTCTATAAGTTTTTCGCGCAGGAACGGCAGCATATAGGTGCGGATCAGCTCGTCGAGATTGTCTCGGTTCAGGCCGAAAATCTCTTTGCCGTACTTGCGGACCAGATCGTCGGTTTTCCCGTCCGACGCCGTGATTTCGAAGCTGTCCCCCGAATAGCGGATGTAAAAACTGCTCTCGAAATCGCCCTTATCGCGCAGTGTTACGCGATTGTACGGCTGCCCCCGCATCCGTTTCTCCTCAATGGTGACCGGCGAATACGGGCGGTAATCCGCGATCGACACGCCGAGGCGGTTTTCACCCTTCTCAAACAACTGCTCTTCGGCGTTCATGTCGATAACCGCCGCTTCGTTTTCGCGCACACTGCCGAGAATGTATTCACCTTCGCGCTGCCTGAAATCCCGGAGGGCGTCGATCATCGACTGAATGGCATTCATTGTTCAAAAGGTTTGTGTTTCTCCTAAGGGAAAGCGTTGTAAAACCGCATCAAATTGTTCAATTCGTCACATTCCGCCGACAGCCCCGTACCGCACTCCCCCGTTGTGACAAGGCAGGCAGATACGCGACATTCCGGCGGTATCGAGCCGCAAAGCCTGATAGGCTCTGTTCAGGTCGTTCACCAAGCCCGAAGGCCGGCCGGCAGTATTCCCCTCCAGTTCGAAGAGGATGTCCGTACGGGTAATGTTCGACTGGTTGCGGTTGATCCGCACATTGGGGTTGTAAGCCATGTACCGGAGCGCGTTCACCGCGACCTGCTTGGCCACGACCTCGGCGAAGTTCATGCGCTGTTCGGTGATGAAGTCCGTATAGTCGCAGCCTATGGTGACTACGAGATTCATCCCGTAGTTGCGCGTATAGGTGTAGGTCATGTCTGTGATGTCCCACAATTCGGGAGATCGGCCGAAATCGGCCCCTCCGCGCACAGCAAAGGGGTAAATCTCCATGTACTTGTGGACCATCTTCCACAACTCGTACTCTCCGCGGCGGCAGGCGCACGGCTGTTGCGACCAGTCGCGGTTTATATTTACGGCTTCCATCTCCGCGGGCAGGTCGGACTGGTTGTAGCACACGTACCACGAACCGCCGGCATTGCCCTGCTGCAGATAAGGCAGATAGCAATCCTTGACCGGAAACCACTGATACCCTACCTTCGCCTTGACGTCGAACTCGAACGTATAGACCGGTTCGAGCAGGCTGGAGTGAAAGACATAGACCGTCACGGGGCCGTTTCCGGTCACCTGCAGGCCGATGCGCTCGATCTTCGTGGTGACGCCCAGCGCACGGACCGGAACGATCTCGTAGCCTACGACCTTGCCGGTATTCCGGATCGCGTCGGCGATACGCCCCGTGCCGTCGAAAAACGGACGTTTGTCGAGCAGGCTTTTCGCCCGGTTCTCGACCGCATGGCCGTTGACGAAGGTCTGCACGGCCAATGCCATCCCGGACTGCACGATCTCGCGCAGAAACGACGAAAAGGGATCGTATTCGGCCCAGTATTCCGGATCGGCAAGTTCCTGCCCCGTGCTGTCCTGCACCGCGGCGTAAAGTTTCTTTCCGTCCTGCGGGTCTCGAACGACATCACCGGTTTTATAGTCGGCCGAAGCGTCGTACGCCGGATAGGCGGTGTCCTTCTCGTCGGGCATGCAATAGTACATATTCTCCAGTGTCAGCAGCGGATGCACGTCCTGAAAATAAAGGCCGCTTTCGGACTGCCGCAGCTCGTCGTCGATCCGGTATTTCGGATTCGGGTCCTTGCGCCAGCCGACGAGTCCGGCCAGCCGGCGTTGAATTTCGGGTATTCTATACATTTCCGGTTGAATGAAAAACAGGGGCAGGGCATTCCCCTACCCCCGTCGGTTAAACTTGTGCGGTCGATTACGCTCCCGCTACCTCTTTCGTATTCACGGGCGATTCGGCCGGGTTGACAACCTGAACCGGGATCGTCGTCACCGGGGTCATGGTCGACTTCAGGATGTCGAACTTCATGATCGGGTTGGCGATCTCCGTGGGATCGGAGTTGTATGCCACCAGATAAGCCACGTCTACCGAGAAACCGTAGTACTCCTTGTGTACGCAGGTCATGTCGGCCGAAGCGGCCCCGGCAATCGTCGAGTAGTTACCTACGCTGTCCTTGAAGAACGTGCCCACGGGAATGTTCAGGACGGGCAGCGTCGTGATGTCCCACTCGCCCATCGGGCCGAGGTCGGTGCGGCGCAGGGCTTCGCGGTCCACGCGGAACAGCATACCCACGTTGCCGTGCTCGACGGCATAACCGCTCGCATAGGCGCTGGCTTCGTTGGTGACATTGTTCGTGAAGTGGAAAATCTTGTTCAGGTACTCGTTGCGCTTGTCCACGTCGTTGTAGAGACCGTGCTGCGCGAGTTTCGTCACGAGGGCCTGAATACCCGCGTTGCCGACGATGTGCATGCGCCCGAAATAGTCGTTGGCGGCCATCATCGCGTCGAAGTCGGCAAGGGCGTCTTCACGCTGCACCCACGGCACCTGAATCGAGTTGCCCGCCTGCGTGTAGGTCAGCAGCTCTTTGAACACCTGCGTTTTGTTGGCCGAAAGGGCCGCTACCGCACCGGCATCGAGCGTGTCGGCCAGCTTGTAGAGGTACTTCAGGAACTTGCGCTCCCAGTCCTTCTGGATTCTGATTTCGTTGCTGTCGTACAACGTCGGAACCATCGTGAATCCGAACGCATACGTTACGAAGGTAACGTTTACGAGTTTCGACGTATTCTCGTCGTCGGCGATGTCGCAGCTGCGGACATTCGAAATGGTTACGTCACCGTCGTAGTCGATGACGGGAATCTGTACCTCGCGGCCGTTGGCGGCGAAAGCACGCTCACGCAGTTCGTCGGTGATGATTCCGTCGCGGGCATAGGACTGCTCGACGAACAGGTCAAGCGCACCGTAACGGGACGGGCGGGCCATATTCTTGTCGAGGTCGGAATTAACCCGCAGATTCTGCAATCTGGTTTCAATAAGAGACATAATAGAAAAATTTAATCGGTTAATACTTTCGAGGCTGACCCTTTGCCCCGTTTATCGGTGTTTATCGCAGGGGTAAGTCCTGCACTTTGTTGGTTTCGCGCGCCTCCTTCATCTTGTCGTTGAATTCGGGCGTCCCTTTCACGAAACCATTACGGCAAAGCTGCTCGACGATCATCTTGTCAGCCTCCACCTGCGTGCGCGCGCCGCCCAGATCGAAGGTACCTCCCTTGCCGCCGTCAGCACCTTTGGTTCCGGCTCCGGCCTGCTTCTGCCCTTCGGAAAGGATTCCGAGTGCCGAAAGCTTCTGCGTAAGCAATTCGGCAGCCGTGAAGGGCTGGAGACCATTGGCCGGATTATTGAGCTGCACCCCGTTTTCATCCTTAAAAACAAGCCGTTGGTTACCGTTGGCATCGGCAATGAATTCGGGCTTATGGACCGACTCCAACTCCTTGACAACATTCTGGACGGCCATCGCAGCGACCGCTTCGGGAATCTCCGGTTTGAACTTCAGCGCCGCAGCCGCACTCTTGATTTCGTAGCCGATCTGCATGGCTGTAATCTTCGAGGCGCTTTCCTTCGTCAGCTTGTCCAAGTTGGCTTTCGTCTCGCCGTAGAGCTGCTTGGTGGCTTTCAGTTCTGCCTCCTTCGCTGCCAACTGCGCTGCGAGATCGCTGCCGCCGCCGGCCTTCAGCTGCTCTTTAAGCGCATCACGCTCACCGGCAAGGGTCGTGACTTTCTGCTGAAACTCGTCGGCCTTGTCTGCCCGGTGTTTGATCTCGCCCGCAGCACGTTTGAGGTAGTCGTAGGACTTTTCGCCCTGCTGCTTGGCGATACCCGTAACGGCGAGAATATCGGCGTCATAATCGCTGTGAAGCCTACCGATGCGCTCCCCGATTACGGTGTTTTCGTCGTTACGCGAAAGCGTCTCGATCAGGTTGATTTGCTCCTCGGAGAGACCCGCAAGGGATTCGTTCGCCGTAAGCATGTCTTTCGTAAGTGCCATAATTTATTTTCCCTTTATAAATTCGTGTGATTACTCCTCCTGATCTTTTCCGGACTGCTTTTTCTCGGTCTTCCCCTCCGATTCTGCAGCATCTTTCGGGGATTCCGCCTCCTTCAATTCGGAGGTTGCCGCCGCGGGCGATTCTCCCGCCCGAATGACCGTTACAGGCGTAGGAACTGCCGGAGCCTGTGCCTCGGCCAGCGTCTTCGCCGTGGGCATGTAAAGCAGTTCGACCGTGTAGCCCTGCTTGTATAACTGGTCTTTGATCTTTGCGTACTCACGTACGCCGAATTTCTGCAGTCGGGACCGCGAAAGCCGCTGCCCCGTCCGTCTGTCGTAGTTGGGCTGTTCCAGAGTTACGTGAACGTAAGCCTCGTCGCCCGGAGCCGGTTTAAACGGCTCCTGTACCTTTGTTTTGCTGTTCTGTGCCATAGTTTCGTAAAGCGTTAGTGATTCGTTCTATTTTGATGTCGTGCGGGATGTTCGCCCCGAAATCGACGACGTTCATGTTTTCTCGTTCGAACCGCGCCACATAAGCCGAGAAATTAAGTTTCACGGCCAAATCCGCAGGATCGACCAATCCCCTTTCGTTAAGCGTCAGAAGCTCCTCGCGGGTCAGGTGGCGATACGGTTCCAGTTCCGAAAGGATCGTCATGCGCTGAAGCTGCTGGGGATCGTTACGATACTCCGTTTCGATGATCTTGCGCGCCAGCGCATCCAGCTCGGCATCAGAAGCACCCTGCTCTTTGGCTCTCGCGTAACGGACGCGCAGTTCGGATACGGTGGTCAGGTAGAACTCCGTACCCCAGTCCACCGTCGCGGAAGTGAAGGCCGCACCGTAACGCAGGCGGCAGATCGTCTCGTCCACAAACTTCTGGGCATTCTCGAAGTTGCGTTTGACGGACATCAGCACCGTAGTGCGGTTTTCGAAAGTCGCCTCTACCTGCATTTCGTTGATCGCCTGTCCGTTGACAATCTCATTATCCACTCCTACGCAGTTACGGACGATATTCCTTTCCATCCGCTCTACCTCTTCGACATTGTAGTCGAGGGCGTTGCGGTCCACCGTCGTTATCTGCACGGGATTCCGCAAGTCTGGTCCATTTTGCTGAGGGACCGGAATTTCCACGAACGAACCCGCCCCGCTGATACGCTTGTTTCCGCACACCGGGCACCGTTCGACGGCGCCGGTCGCCGGAATAATCTTGTAGTTCCCGTCCCGGTTCCTCAGGAATCCGCCGTCGCAGTAGTCTCCCGAATCGTCGTTATGGAAGTTGCAATCCATTTCGTAACCTGAATAGATCGGATAGGGAGCGTACAAATCCAGATGCTGTTTGGATATGGCGAAGAACAGAAACCAGTCGAGCGCCGCCAGCTCTTTCGACAGCGGGCTGCGCTTGATTTCGGGTTCTCGTAGATTTACAGGCGTCGTCCAGAAGAAGCGGGCCGGGCAATACCCCAATGCGTGCGGATTATCCACGAGCAGTTCGCCGATATTGTTGTCCTTCCCCTTGCGGAACAACCGGTAACGTTCGTCGTCGAAAACCGCGATCTTGTCATCACCCGCTTCGAAAATGATCCACTCGAAATTCGAAAATCCCTGCTTAGTCCGGTCGATCCGGAAGTCAATGACCCGTTCGATCGAAAGCCAATAAAAATACGGCTCCGGCAGCTCACCCCCCCGCACCTCCGGAACATCCACGATCAGCACGGAATTGATTCCCGTCTGAAAGTGTTCGAATCCGTCCGTTTGCCACACGACCGGCTCGTTGAGCCTTTCAGTGCGGTATTTCTCCCAATCGTCGCGCTGCGCACTGTCCTTGAACTGGTAGGTAAAGACCGGATTGCGTCCGTCGAACACCCGGCTCAACTTTTCGAAGATCACCCCCGTCAATTCGTTCGTCTTGATGGGAAACTGAAACAGCGAAAGGAACGTGACGAACTTGTCATGCGGAATCAATCCTTCGACCCAGCTCAGGAAGCGCGTAGCTGTCGCGCTCATTCTGTACTGGTCGAGGCTCGTTTCCGCATGGAATCGGATGCGTTCCTGCTGCCGGATGGCTTTATTCTTGGTCCCGCCGTGATGCGGTGACTTTATCCGGTCGCGTATTTCTTCGACGGTCAATCCCATATGCCGGGGTGAAGATGAAAGGTGATTTTTCGGGTAACTTCCAGCCTCCGTTGCGGGGCATGCGCAGGAGACGCTCGGCATGCTCCGGCGTAAACTCCTGCGTCATACCGTCCGCGGTAATCAGCGTCACTTTCGTTTCACGCTTCATAGCCTCTGACTATTTGCCGGCGGCGACCAGATCGCGCAGCGGGTTGAAGTCGGCCGGAGCAACGATCGTGAAATCGTCCGACCATCCGGGCAGGAACGAGAACGAAATGTTGTTGCTGTCGGGAGATTCGAAACCGCCCAGTCCCTTGTCCGATACGAACACCGACTGCACCGGAATCGGCCTGTAGGTCGTCACCGGAGAGTCGCCGGAGTTATCGACGTTCTTCACGCAGCCGATATTTCCGTGCTCGTCGATCAGGTAGACACCGACGTCTTCGCACATCAGCTCCTTCATGGCCTTGATCGTGTCCTGCGGCGAACGCAGGATTTTGGCCGTGAAAGCCGTGGGATTCGTGCCGAGGATGATTTCGACACCGCCGACGGTAGCGTTGCCGCCGCCATAGGTGCGGGCTTCGCCCGGTTCGGCAGTCGGTTCGCTGATGAACGGCGTGATGACGGCCTTCGTGCCGTCGGATGCCGTGAGAAGCGGCGTCCACGACGCCAGTTTGGTGGGATCGGCGATGCTGTTCTGCTCGTCGCCCGATTTGTAGATGCGCTGGAAGATCAACTTCTGCACCTGCCCCATGCTTTCCGGACATTCGGAGACCGGAATAGTCGTGAGCGATGCGCCGCGCGGACAACCACAATTCATACGTTAATAAATTTTTCGGTTAAACATACGGGCGACCCTTAGCCCTTTTTCACTACAAAGGAAAATATTATTTTGAGGCAGATCGGCGTCAATTGCGCACCTTTACTCCGCGAGGACGTTTGCGATCGCCATTCTCGCACTCCGCGATGCCCGTAAGTACGTCCGCCACCTCGTCGTGGGCATTGGCTTTGAATATCCGTTTGAAGGATGTCGCATCCGCATAGAACCGCGGCCAGCGCTGTGCCCAGTCATAAGGCAGGACGATACACTGCTTCACCGTGGGCGCGTAGGTCAAAATGCGCGATTCCTTGTTCTGAGACTGAAAAAAAGGGATGATCTCTACACCCGGACAGCGTGCCTTCAGTTTGTGAGCGAAATACCGGCCGCCGTTGTTGCTCTCGATACGGGCCGAACGGGTTTGCGTTCGGGAAAACAGCATCGGCAGCAGTTTTTCCGCCTCGTCCAGATCGCTGCCCGTGTATACCAAATCGGTAATGTAGCATTTGCGGAAGCTCATGCCGTCTGAGGTTTCCGTCGCCCCTACCCGATAAGATATAGAAAGCGTGTTGTCGGTCCCGGTGTCGGCAATGTCCGTGTAGTTGTTGTTGCCGTAGGTGGCGGGCAGTTCCGTGTAGGTCTGCCACTCCCGGCCGTAGAGCGTCCCCGATTCATTGTAGGGATTCCCCTGACACATGCACTCGAATATTTCCGGCGACAATCTGCGGGACGTCTGAAGCCGCTCCAAGGAGTGACGGACCGGCCAAAGCGCCTCCCCGATCCGCCGGGGATCGATCTCGGTCGGCTCGCTCTCCTTGATCGCCTGAAAATTGACCTTTGCCCAAGCATCCGCAGGGAAATCGTCGAGTTGCGCCCACGAATCGACCTCGATTACCTTGTCATACTTTTCGAGACGCCCGATCAGATCGTCCTCATGCCAGCGCGTGAACACGATAAGCTGCCGGCTGTCGTTATGCAGCCGGAAATTGGCCACCGAAGCATACCACTCCCAGCAGGATTCGCGGATAACGGGGGAATTACCCTCTTCGGCGTCTTTGTACAGGTCGTCGATAATCAAGACATCGACAGGATTGCCGGTAAGGCCGCCACCGCGGCCGACGCTCAGCAAACTGCCCCGGTGTCCGATGATTTCAAACTCGTTCGCGGTATTGATCGCATCCTCCGAGGAGGTGCGTCCGTTGCTTATGCGCGTATCGGGAAACAACTCGGCATACTGCGGGGTTCGCATATATCGCTGTATCTCACGATTGAATTTCTTGGCCTTGCCGTCGTTGTACGAAGCCACCGCTATACGCGCATCCGGATTCCGTCCGAGTATTATGGCAGGAAGAAGCCGGGTCGAAGCCTCGCTTTTGCCGTGCTGGGGCGGCATAGAGATAATCAGCTTCTTGATCTTCCCCGTAGCGAACCGGTGCAGGATGCGATAATAGACGATATGAAACTGCGCGAATTCCAAACGCGGATTGACATACTTGGCAAAAAGCCCGAAAATATTTCGGGCCTTGTCCGTACGCCATTGGTAGAGGGTATTTGCATCCACTTTCATTCCGCTTCATCGTCCGACAGGAATTGAGCCTTCTGTTCGGGCGTCATATCCTTAAAAGGATTTGACTCCATAGGGCGAAACTTCATAGTCTGCTCGTCCTCGTACCCATGATTGTTCTTCAGCAGGAAGATCGCGGCGGCGGCCCCGCATCCGCCTTTGAGCATGCGAACGACCAAATCCCGTTGGACGCGCATCCGCGCTTTTTTTACCGTGGGAAAAAACGCAGAGTACGCTTCCAGCTTGCCATAGTTGAGAATAGTTCTCCTATCTACCTCAAGAGCCTCGCAAAGCCCTTCGATAGTAAGCGGTTCGTCTTTCTTCTCACACGCGGCGAAATAAGCATCAATGGCTGCCTGCATTTCCTCCGGGCTGGAGAACTTACGCGGGCGTCCTACATGTTGCTGGTCCTGATTAGCTGCCATAATATGCAAATTGTAGCGGGGATGGGATTCGAACCCACGACCTTCGGGACATGAACCCGACGAGCTGCCGCTGCTCCACCCCGCGATATGCCATTATAATTCCGATGGCTAAAAGTACACTGCTTTTTGAGACCTATCGGCTATTGTTTCGAGTATTCTCCCGCATATTCCTAATCAACACTCCTTTTCATCCGTTTGAACGGGGTAGGCATACAATCCAGAGATTTGCCTCTCTCTTGCATTTTCATGTTTACTTTGGAGCTGTTTTCCCTCGGAGCGCGTTTGAGTCCAGTAACCCCCTTGTTATGCGGCACATGCCCTTTCTGAAATCGGCCGGGCAAATGCTTGCATTCTTCCATAAAAGCTTCCGATTTTCTCAAATTGAGCCGAGCCGCACATGTAACAATGGCCTTCGGCGAGCGACCGAACAATTCAGCCAAAGCCTTGTTGAAAAATGTCGGATACAACCGCTTCATTTCAAACAGCTCTTCGCGTGTCCATTTTTTTACCCTTCTCATTTGCAATCCTCTAATTTAATTACTACCTTTATCCTGCGTGTAGGGGTGATCTTTCGGGATTGCCTCTTTTTTATTTCTTCTCCAGCTCTGCAAGGAGGGCGTCGGCAAGGATAATCGCAGAACGAGCAACTGCTACGTCAGCCGGCATGTCCTTGTATTCGTCTTTAACCTTCGCACCAGTAGTAATAGCTGCATGAAATACGACTGGCATTATTTGCCCGGCATACACCCGCCGCCAGTACTCCCGGTCAACTGGTAAGGATTCCTTACAAGTTGGGGTATCAACTGTCAAGTTTTCTTTGACAGTTGGTCCGTACTCTCCACGCGCCAGCTTCTCGGTGTAGTCGTCGTCGCGCATCATAAGATCATCTGCGCAAGTATTATTATGTATTATTTTTCCTGCTTGGCTATAATACTGCACCCGTTCCTCATAACCCGCATTCACTAAGGCTACCATCCTGCAATCACTATCTCCCCGGCGGTCATAGCATATAATTCTTGCCTCCAGCCCACTTCTTGTGCACACCGGCACCCCTGCTTTAGCGGCCGCTAAATCGAAATTTTTCATACTATTTCATCAATTCAAATTCGTAAACCACGACCCACGGATTTCACTATTAGTATTTCTTGCCGTGCATTTTTGGCCTTCTACTATTATATTCCATTTTAAGCCGAACATGGGTGCCGATGTCTATGTTATTTGCTGCACACAGGTCAAGAATGCGGATAAGTGCGTCTGCGATTTCATCTTCTACAGTGTCTTTAATTCCGGCACGAAACGCGGCTTCAAAGGCTGAGTTTTGCGCAAGCGCATATTCTACCGTTCTGACATGCTTTGCAAATCTGCCAAGCCTATCGGCCTCTAATGCCTCGGACAACTCCGAATTAATCAATGCTATTCGTTGCCCGAATACTAAATGTTGCAGGATTTCATGCGTGTAGATGTCGTCACCCGCCGCCTCGGCTATCTTGTGCTCTGCATCATAAAATCCGTGGTCTACTGCATTCTGGTAAACCTCACAGGAAAGTTCATTGAGTGCTTGAAATTTATCCATTGCTATTCTTGTTTTAGGTTGTTCAGTCTGTCTATCTCGGCGGCGATCTCAATTCCGAAGAGGTGAACCGATAATTTATAGCTACTTGGGCCGAACCAAAATTTACTCAGGCCGAGTAGTATAAAATGACCGCAGCCCGGATGCCGCCATCTGTTTACGACATATATTCGCCGAAGTATATGCTTTGCTTTCATTTAGCCAAAGTGTTTAACCGATCTATTTCGGCGGCGATACGGGCACCAGCCTCGGCCAGCAATCTGATTGCTTCGTCGGTTTTTGACGTGATGCTTGAAAATTCAACCAGCATTTCTGCGCGCGCAACCATGTTGCATGCCCCCTCTAACTTGCCGCGTGAGGCAAATATTTTAGCGCGCTCCTCTGCAATCAGTTCGATTCCTGTTTTCATGGGATTCTATTTCTTTTTTGAGTTCTTCGATTGATTTTCTGACCCGTTCGTGCATCTCCACGGCGCGATACCCAAGCCAAACAGTGACGATTCCGAGAATTGAAAGCAACACCCACGCTATAATTTCAGTCTTCATTTTTTATAGCCGTTAGACATTATCCACTCGATGCGGCCGACGAGGAGTTCGATAAGGCTTTTATTGTGGGCGAAACCATATTCCTCGTCCTGTGAAATTTGGCCGAACTCAAAATCCCATCCATCCTCCCCGGTCTTTTCCAAGGTAGGATTAAATCTAATTGCTATAAAAATCACCGACGGGAGAAGCCCCAGCAGGTCGGCGACCGTGAAGGCGGGGACATAGTAATTCGGGTACTTATTGTGCAGAACGCGCCTTGTTTCCTTATCTGTGTTCCATATCTTCAATCGGGCGCAATCTTCGTCCATTTCCCATACCATGCTCGCCTTCTCCGCGGGCACTCCCAGTTCGATCAGCCGCTTCGACTGCTCGATGCTCGTTACTTGGTCTTTCATATCGCTAACTGTTAAATCTCAACATGTTTTCAAATATCCCCATCATCGGGGCCTTTACGATACTATTTCCGGCCAGCTTGTACTGCTGGGTATCGCTGATTCCCGCAGCTTGTATCTTGTTAATGTCGCTGTCCGAAACATCCATCAGCCGCAAACACTCGCGGGGTGTAAGGCGGCGGATACAGCCAGCATAGTTCAGCAGATTGTTTTGTTCCCACGCGCTGCCTGTAATCGTTCCGGGAATATCCGCTTCGCCGCCTTTGTTGAAGCCGCGTCCCCGCATCAGGATTTTCGGTTCAAGCCCGCCGCCCGATTTCGTCGTTATCGTCGGGCTGATGCCAGTCGGATCGTATACCCGGTATTGCTGTCGGTTCCAGTCCGTTTCCTTCGTTGCGCCGATCTGCATCACATAATTATCCTGTTTGCCCATTTTGTGTGCTCTTGCATTTATCGTCATGGCAACACCATTAAGATCGGCTATTTTTGCAGGCTTAAACGGTTCATTTCGGCCTGTCTGCTTTTGCAGAAATTTCAGCATTGTTTCGCTCAGATAATACTTCTCGTCTACCTCCAATTCCAGTACGTCTTTCAGCCGCTTTTCCAACCGAACCGGATGCGGGAATTCATACCAGCAGCCGTTAAGAATGGAGAGCATAAATACACGTTCCCGGTTCTGCGGCACACCGTAGTCTTTGGCGTTGAGTATTTCCGTATAATTGACATAACCGAGCGAGCGAAGCCACGATTCCCATTTGAGAAACAGCGGACGGTATTTCTCTGATACGAGGGCTTTCACATTCTCCATCAGCAGGAATTTAGGACGCTTGGGCGCAATCAGCCGACGGCATTCCCATAACAGGGATGAACGGGTGCCCGAATCTTCGTTGAAACCCTTCTGCTCTCCGGCGCTGCTGATGTCGGTACACGGAAACGAGTAAGTGAACAGGTCGAAATTCGGAACGGCGTTCCAATCGATTTTCGTGATGTCGCCGTAATTTCGGTCTGCCAACTCCGGGAATACAGCATTATGGGCCTTGATCGCCCACTTGTCGATCTCCGACCAGCCCACGCACTCGTAGTCCGCGCCGATGTCCCGAAGAGCCATCAACTGACTGTCATAGCCGGAAAAACTTGTGAATACTCGTAATTTCATAGTCATTCGCATAATCCGTAATAGCTCATGCAGCTGGTCGCCGTGTCGTCGTCGAACAAACTGCCCGTGGCGTGCTGCCATTCGACATAGCGCACAACATCGCGGATGTCAGGATACTTATTGCCGCTGGTGATTGCGTGGGCATGTATTTTTTTCGGGCCGAAAAACGATGAATGAAACTCCGTTTCAAGTGCGGCGATCTGTTTGATTCGCTCCGGGTTCTGGCGCGATATGTTCAAGATTTCCCGCTGATTCGCCATCACGCACGGCCAGCAGCCGACACGCTTGTAGCCCATCCGGTAGAGTGGGTTCGGCTCCAAACCTGCGTCGAGGATGTAATCGATCACCTGCTGCGCCGACCAGTCGAACACAGGCCGAAGCAGATCGTCGGCGAACTTCTCCCGAAATGCCCGTACCGCCTTGCCCCGATAAGTGTGTTTTTTCGGTTTGCCTGCTTTGTCGTAACCGTAAGGCTCGAAATAGTACTTGAAGTACGTACATTGCGCCTGCATCTTGGCTCGGCTGGCCGATTCTGCTGCCCGGATGCCCTGTATCATCAGCATATTGTCGTGAACCTCGTCCAGCACGTAGTCGATCGTGGGATTGGTTTTGAGTTCTACCGTGCAGAACCGCGCCCGCGTCGAGGGCCAACGCTTTTTATGCCGGGCAAGATCGACCATCCCGTCGTATTTCTTCGACTTGAGCGTCACCAAATCCAAGTGGAGTTTATCCGCGATCCGGTTGATGTACTCGTAGGTCAGCGGATGCTCCCAGCCCGTATCGCAAAATACGGTCGTGAAGTTCTTGGTGATATGCTCGCGTGTCCATAACAACGCCGCAAGGCTGTCTTTCCCACCCGAAAAGGTTACTATGACTTTCATACTCATTGCTCGTTAAAGTTTAACCGAGGGGAACGGCGGGAATGCAAAATCTTATTGACCCGTTCGATCTCCTCGTCGATCTCTCGCTCCAGCCGCTTGCTGTCGGTCAGGGGCGCAGACGACCGGGTGCGGAAATATTCCTTCTGTTTGGAGCGAAGGCGCTCGACCTTATGAAAGAATTCTTGCGGGGTCATTTGGGTACTCGGTAATGAAGTTTTTTATCCGGTCCGAAACGGCGGTCCAATACTTCGCGTATCAGAGGCAGACGCTTCGGCTCCTCCATGAATGCCACGAGGGACTTCTTCGCCGCGGTAATATGAATCGTATCGCCTTCTGCGTACAATCCCCGGAATAAAGTCAGCATCGGCGTGCAATCCTCGCCGCCCGCAGCGCCGGCAACCGCATTGTACACTTCGCGCCAAGTGTCTGCTATGCCGGCAGGACATTTTTCGGCATTCTCGTCCGGTTTCCAGAATTTAAGCGCTGCGGCCCGGTTCTTTATCGCGTTGCCGTTGGCGTCTACCCAGCCGGTTTTTTCGTAGTAAGCGACGAAGCGTTCGAGTTCCAGAAGCGGATTGAGCAGTTTTTTATCGAACAACAGAATTTTCAAAAAAATCTCTCTCTCTTCCCCGCGCAATTCAAAATCAGAAACAGAATTAGATTTAGAATCAGATTTAAGATTAGAATAAGAATCAGAATAAGATTTAATAGGGTTTCCGTTTTTTGCGATCGGTTTTTCATCGTCCGCCGCATTTCCGTTCGGTTCTTCCGAAAACCGTTCGCTTTCGTCTGAAACCGTTCGGTTATTTTCCGAACCGTTCGGTTTTGACGAGGGCCGTCCGCCGCGGGCGCCGTTCTCCCTGTTCTTATCGCACTTGGCCTGATATTTCTCCGAATTGGAATCCAAAGACGATTTGATAAAGCCGAAGCACATTTGGGTGACCATATCCATATCGGGCAGCTCTTCGCCCGTGGAATACGCGAATATGGCCGTCAGCAGATCGCCCCGCTGCTCCCTGTCCAGCATCTTGATCTGCGGAAAAAAGTCGTTCCGCAGAATGAAGGTATCTATCTTTTTCTTAGCCATTTTACTTTCGATGTTCTTGCTTGTGGCACTCGGCGCAGAGTGTTATGAGTTTGTCCAGATAATCGGCTTCACGGCCGACTATCGACCGGCCTTTTTCGTCGTAATAGGTCGTGTGATGCACTTCCAGATTGACCGTCCCGCCGCACTTCCGGCACCGATGCCCGTCGCGGTTTCTCACCTGCCGGGCCACGTTCTCCCAATAGGGAGAGCGCAGCTGCAGCCGGTAGTTGGACGGACGGCCCCGCTTATGCTGAAGGCGTGTCATTCTCCGCCTTGATCTTGTAGAGCACAACCGATTCGACCTCCTCGGCGATAAGGCGTGTTACCGCCTCGGCATCGAGTATCGTATCACGGTCCACGATCGTGCGTGTGCGTTCGACCGGGACGACGGTTCCGGTGTCTTCGTCCACGAAATCTTCAGTGTAGCGCCAGATCGCCGAGGCGGCCAGTTTGCGGCCCTCCAGAGCCTTCGCACCCTTCTTGGTAACCTTCACCTCTTCGAAGGTGTCGGAAGGTGTGAAATCGCACCCGAACATCCGGATAAACACCTCCTGATTCTTGGTCTGACGCGAGAACAGGTTGCCCTGATCGTTCGACGGAATCGGGCAGACTTTGGCGAGGACGAATTTACCGCCGGCATAGGTGTAATGCAGGTAGTTGCCGTCAACGGCGATCCGCAGCGAGCTGTCCGCCTCCAGCGGTTCGTATACCGTGCCGTCCTTGATAAGCCGGATTTTGTCGTTTACTTTCTGGGTGATGCTCTGGATCACTTCACGCTGCGCCTTGATCTTCTCTTTCAGGCGGGCGTCCTCGGCCAGCAATTCGTCGAGAGCGGCCTGCTCGGCCGGTTTGTCGTTTTCCAGCAGTGAAGTGTATTCCCCGCGATAAATCTCGATCTCCTTCTCGTCGAGGCAACGCTGGGCGCTCTCTTTCGTCGGCTCTGCAATCAACCGGTCCATGGCCAGTTTGACGGCTTCATCCAGCGTTTCGCCGCCGAAATTCAACTCACGCGGGTATGCTTCGTACTGTTCGGGAATTTTGTACTCCGGATGTTCCGGACGATAATTCTTGTCGCTCATAATTTTGCGGTTTGTTGTTTGAAAAATCTTGTTAAAGTCCTGTAATCGTTGTCGGTGAGTTTCACCGTGGCGTGACGCTCCTGCTCCAGTTTCTCGACTACCGGCAGTCCGTATCGTTCGATAAGGCCGAGACGGTAGTTTTCCCCGTTGCCGTCCTTCATGCGGTTGCATTCCCGGCATTGGGCGTTCACGTTGTAAATGTTCCATCGCGTCGCCGTATGTGTCCGCGGGATGTAGTGACCGGCGTCGCAGGTCGGGAAGGTGATCGGCCGACCGCAGCTGATGCACCGGCCCGCTCCGTCCCGGCAGTCACGGCGGCGAATGTAGAGGCTGAAAACCTTATCCAACATCTCTTTCGCGTTGCTCATCGAAAATCCGTGTTAAATGTTCCAAATAGCCTTTGTGGTTTATGTTCATCCACTTACCCGTCCTGATGATGAACAAGCGACATTTCTGCGGGAAGAAATCGTACAGATGATGGTCGATAATGATCCGAATACTATACGGCGTCTCTTTAATGATCTTGGCGGCAGGGAATCGATCTTTAAATCCTTCTATCCGCTGCCTCCCGATCTCCTGTCGGCGACGGCGTCCTTCATCCCAGAATGCGGTCATATCTTCGTAGTATTCGCTCATGCTTCAGGAAGGTATTGCGGCAACAGCTCCGACTTGATGTAATCGGGCAGCTTGCACTGGATGATCCCGTAAGCGCCTGACTCCGCTTTGGCGTCGAAGCCGGGCCACGTATTCGCCTCCATGCACTTTTTGACGATGTCCATCGCCTGCGCGTACTTGTACTTTCCGACCTGCAAATCTTCGGCATCCCAGTAGAAGACCGCGACCTGAAACGGAAGCGTCGTCTGCGCCATGATCATCAGCGTAGCCGTGAATTTGCGGCCCGTCACCTCGCTGGCGACCTTCAGGTACATTCCTTCGGCCAGCTCGTAGCGGAACTTCGCACAGTCGCGCATAAACGCCTCGACAGAAGTGGCGCAGGTGGTTTTTACCGAAAGGATCGCGTTTATGCCGAAATTCTCCTCCAGCAGCAGGCCGTCGGGCCGTATCTTCACCTTCAAGCCCGTAGACGGATCGGTGCCGTACATCGATGTCTCGGTTTTGACGTACCGCATCAACTTGGGAAGGATGCCGCCGCCGTAGGTCTTGTAGGCGGTCTTCACGACCCGAATAATGTTGTAGTGCTCATCGCCGATCATCGTATAGCCCGCCTTTTTCGCCAGCATTTCGAGGTCGGAAACCATATCCCTCAACGCCTGAATCTTCAGCGTCGAAAGGACCGCGTACTGCGGAATGGAGAGCAAATCACAGTACCAGCCGATAAGATTGCGGCACCCTTCGATCGTCCCCCGGTTGTTTTTGGGTTCGACGACGACCTTTTCGAATTTCGAAGGTTCCAGTATCGCCTGATGGCAGAAGGTTCCCAGCTCGAAGTGATCGGTGTTGCGGGGTTTAACCTCCTCGTTCCGGGCGATCAGGTAGTGCCGCGGGGATTTCAAGGCTTCTTTCAGAAGCGACGAGCTTTCGCCCGGATGCGCGAGGTACTTTTCCATTCTGTCGTTCACTACCCTGCCTTTCACGCTCAAAGCGTAATTATGAACCTTTCTCGGCTTTTCGGGTAGCCTCGGAATACGGTGCAGGAACTCCTCGAAGGGCGTGTAATCCTCCCGGTCGAACTGGAGCGGGGAAAGCTCCTCCGCTACAGTCGCACCGGTCAGATCGGATATGTCAAACCCGTAGTCCATCGCTATTTTTTCAGGATAAGCCGTTTAACACTCCAGTTGTCTGATTTGTAGCTGTTCGACACGTTCTTTTTCTTACCGAGGTAAGTGATTTCGAAAGCATCGCCCGGCTTGATCGAAGCCTGAAAGGATTCGAAAATGCCTACGAGTCGGCGCGAACCGTTGCGAACGGCACGCAGCTCGCCGTTGATATTCTCGGCAAACTGGGCGACCAGAAGTTCACGCGACTCACCCGATTCCATTTCAACGACATTTTCCATATTCAGCCCCACAAAGAACAGGCGGCGCGTCTCTCCCTCCTTTTCGGGCGTCCAGTATTCACCTGATAATTCTACAGGTTCGGCCTCGGCTTTCGAGAGGTCCGGAAGGTTGCGGAAATCTACCGTCGCTACGGCATTCGTGTTTGCGTTTTCCATGATTTGAAATTTTTATTGGTTAAACAATCAGTGCGGAGAGTGAGGGGATCGAACCCCCGCGCCGTTACCGGCCTATCTGGTTAGCAACCAAACCTCGTCACCACTTGAGTAACTCTCCGAGTGCCCCGTATCGTGGGGCGGACGGCTAAAGTTTATGTCAGATGTTGTGCAATCTCATTTTGTGGGCCTCGTAAAACGCATTGAGTACGGCCGGAAGCCCCGTAAGTTGTTCATCGTATTCAGCATCGTAGGCTGCGATCACTTCATAACTTTCATTCAGCTCCCCGTACGACTCGAAGTGTCCTGCATAACTGTCCCCGCCTTCCTTTTCGATCCATTCGTAATGATGCCTGACATCGACATCCCACGGACCGAGACACACGCCAAGATCGGCGCTGGTGAAGACTGTTCCGTCTATATCGCCACGCGGATCGCGCCTTACCGCCTCAATCACGCTTCGCCAGAAGGATTCAAGGCTCGACTGGCGCAGGCATACCTCCGCGGCCGTTCTCGATCCGCGCGGACACCCGTTGATGAACTGGCTTTTGTAATCGCCTAAAACTTCCGGGCTGTTCATGGAGCTGGATATGTTCGTATAGGATTCCATTCCCTTAGCGATAAAGTCTGAAGGTTCTCATTACCCACCGCAGGATCGCCCGGCGGCGCATGAAACGGCGACGGTTCCGCTCGCTTCGTTCTTTCTGGGCCGGCGACTGGTAGGACGGCCGCAATTCAAATACTGATTCCATAAATCACTATTATTAGTATAGTTGCAGACTAATTTTGCCTAAGTTGCCACTTTAAACGACGTTTGGCTTTTTTCAAATCCTCATAGGTAAGCATCAGCACGACATTAGCTTTAAACAGCAGTTTTCCGTCGGTTGAATCGGGATGTTTTTCGATCAATCCGTAACGTGCATAGTTCCGGACCGTACTCACCCGCATCCCTAAGAATCGCGCAACTTCCGCAGAAGTTAAACCAACCTCCTCGAACCGCGTCACATCGACGCTGCGCCTACGCCATGCTTCAAGCTCCCGACAACGAGCTTCAAGATTCGATACGTGAGTGTAAATGTCCTCGGATGTCATAAGAATCAATTTGTTCCAGATTCACCTCGCAACGCTACGACAGCCGCGTCACTTTCATTTCGTTCGACACCGTGTCGATCTCGAAATGCCACATCCCTTCCTTGTTGTTTTGTAGGCGTCCGCGTGCCGTAAGCATCGAATTGTACGTTGTGCCAACCATTTTGAACACCTGAGTAACCCCCACCGGAATTCTGCGCAGCGTCCCTACATAATCGGGTCTTTTCATTACATCTTTTGCCTTCATGTCTGTATCAATAGTTTTTTCGTTGTTTATCAGTCGCCATAATATTGCTTGCGCACGCCGTAATAGTCCGCAGGAACCGTCAGAAGTTCCGGACGGTATTCCGTCGCCTTCGGCTGCTCCGTCGGACGCTTTTCGATCTTCGCCCTCATCATCGCCAGCTTCTCGTTGCGCCATGCTTTGCGCAGGCATGCGGCAAATGCCATCGAACTTACGCGCTTTAAATACCACGCATTCTTCATTATCCGGCTTTTATTGCACATGGGTTTCATTGAAGCATTTTTATTCGTTATTTTTCCTATATTTGTACATACGTTGTATGTTGACAATGCAAATATCAGAAATATATTTCTTATATCAAAGAAAAATATCAGAAATATTTACATAAAAATTATCACGATGTTCGATTTAAAAAAATTTAGAAAGGAAAAAGGTCTAAGCCAGAAAGAGTTAGCAAATATTTTAGGTATAGGACAATCTTTTGTTTCTCAAATCGAAAATGGGAAAGACCCAATGCCTGATTCGCTAAAAGATAAGCTAACATCAATATATGGAGATATAAATATCACTCGAACTGATGTAAAATATGAAGAAACCAATTTAATAAGCACAGGCCGGGTAATCCCCTACTACGACGCCGAAGTAGCTGCAGGCACAACATACGGAATGGAAATGATACAAGTACGACCATCGGGCATGATCGAAATAGGGGGACTTATGAAAGACAGCGAATTTGCACTCCGGGTATACGGCAACAGCATGGTTCCCAACTATCCTGCTGGTTGTGTGATAGGGTTACGCCAATATACGGAGCGCTTTATTGAACCCGGAACAGTATACGTTTTAGAAACATCTGAAAATCGTTATCTGAAACGCCTATACTACAATAAAGACAAGTCGGCCTTCCGGTGCCTTAGCGACAACCACATGAAACACGAAAGCGGGCCGATGACGGGAGAATATTTCTATCCCGAATTCGAAATACCATTTGAGGACGTGCGTCGGCTATTGCGGGTGACGGGAGTAATCAAGAGAAATATAATGTAAAAATTTGAATTATGAACAAATTATTTGTAACACTATTCTGTTTTCTATTGCTTGCATGTAGTAAAGACCACTATGATGGGCCTGTTCCATACGATACAAGGTATGAAGAAGGCAAATCATATACTCAAACATTTTTATACACATCCGGATTTTCTTTCAGATCAATTGATTCGCGTGTCTACTTCGATATTCAACCCAATGAAGAAGTTTTTCATACCATATATCCATCAGCAGAGGCACTAAAAATTGTATCGGAAAAGAACGAAGAATCAAAACGTAAAGAGCACAAATACTATTTATCTGCCAATATACATTTTGATTATACATTAGGTGGGTTATTCGGAGATCGCCAGATTCTGAAAAATATTTCAAGACTTACTGATTGGCATTTAATAATAGGGCGAGAAGAGGAATATACATTGGATGGAAAAATTTACGAACGAGTTATTATTGTAGAAGATTTAGGTGCTGTTCCAGTTAGAACTAAACCTGCCGACCCGACCGAGGTTGATAATAATGTCGCAGGTTATGCGATAGGACAACGATATATTCACACATTCTTCTTTTTAGGCGATAACACAGATAAACTACTAAACACCAGATATTTCAATATAAAAAGCGCACGCAAAGACAAAGATGGATACACTGCTACATACGAGATTTCAGAAAATAGGTACCCCGAATTTAGCGCGATTTATCCGCCTAAAGATTTAATATATCAATTGTTTGACCTCAACAATACACCATACATTGATGATGGTAAAAATGAATTGATATTCTACAGAAATTTTGTTGATCTCACTGCTAATATTAATTTTATATACACAGGGATATCCGCAGGGATGATATCCAATTTAAAATTACATACCGACTGGTGTCTTATGCGTGAGGTTTACCAATTAAATACTGCTAATGGCCTCCCCGTATACAGCTTTATCCCACATAATGGTTCTAAAATAGAAGACGAAATTATCGGGAAATGGAAGGCATATATTTATGACGCCACATATCAAAAATATACAGAATTAGGAGTAGCCATTGAATTTAAACCCAACGGGATAGGCCATAGAGAGGATATTAATGATGAATATAAAAATGGAGAGTTTAAATATTCAATCAAAGGCTGCAAGATAACTTATGAAGGGATTGAAAATCATAACTGGATGGATAATTTAGAAATTATATTTGATGAAAAAGGAGATACTTTTTACTCAAGTATGCTAATTTATAAAAGAATAAAATAGTTCTGGCGCTGGGTCCTCGGCAAGACCGATGAATATACCTTTGAGGGCAAAATATACGAGCGGATAATTATTGTCAGCGAAGTGCAATAATTTACGCTACCGCTCCATAATGAATCCAGACTATGATAACCTTTACGGTCACCAACAAGCACCGTCCGAAAGCGACTATCGTGATGCTCGTAAGTTTGTATGGCAAACAGTACAAGAAGAGCATCGGAATCGGTGTGCCGGTGAAGTATTGGAACGATTCCAAGAAGCGCGCCCGGACGACGGCCGATTTCAAGGAGGGAAACAAGATAAACGATGAAATCGACCGGTGGGAAGAAATCGGAAAGAGGACGGTGAAATATTTCACAGACTCACGGATTTCCCCTGCTGCGAAAGAATTTGCAGATAAGATTGCCGAATTGACCGCAACCAATGAAGAGGCATCGGATGCCGAGAAGCGATATTTCACCGATTATTTGGAAAAGATATATATCCCCCGCTATTCCATAGCCAGAGAGAAACTGACAGTCGTGAAATATACGCAGGCGCTTCATAAATTACGAGACTTCGAGAAAGACACACGGCGTCACCTGCAAATCAGTGAAATCGACATTGATTTTTACAACCGGTTCCAGCATTGGTTTTACGAGCAGGGGTATTCCCGGAATTATTTTGGCAACATTATAAAAATAGTAAAGCAGGTATATAGGGAATCACGCGTATGCGACCGCCTTCACAATGAACACGGAACCGACCACCGGGATTTTATAGCGCCAAAGGATTCGGTAGATAATGTATATCTCGACCTGAAAGAGCTGGAGAAAATATACACCCTCGATATCCCTTCTGCGGTTCAGAAGGATGCCGCTTGCAACAAAGCCCAAGAAGGAGAGAATATTCCCCGCAAAATCACAGCTTTGAGACGGGCGCGGGGATTGTTCCTGATCGGCTGCTACACCGGACTACGGGTGTCCGATTTCTCGCGTTTGAGTGCCGCTCATATCGGACGGCATATCACGATCAAGACCCACAAAACCGGCATCCCGGTCGTTATTCCTATTCACCCTATAGTCCGGGAAATCATTGAAAGCGGATTTGATCTCACAAATACGATCAGCGACCAAAAGCTCAATGAACAGATCAAAGAATTATGCCGGCTGGCGGGAATTACCGAAGATGTTCTAATCAATAAGAACGAAGGCGGAAAGAACGTCGAAAAAATTATCCCGAAATATAAACTCGTCTCCTCTCACACCGCCCGTCGGTCCTTTGCGACGAACGCCTATAAAGCGGGAGTTCCAACTATTGCCATAATGAAGATTACCGGGCACACGAAAGAGAGTACATTCTTAAAATACATAAAAGTGTCTGCGCAAGAGAATGCCGAAATGTTGAGCCGGCATCCATTTTTCATGCAGGAAACCGAACAATACAACGAATAATACAACAACAAAACGCACCCACTTGTAAATAAAGCAGATGCGTTTAGTAATTGTGGAGGTGGCGGGAGTCGAACCCGCGTCCAAACAGGGAACCCGAAAGCTTTCTACACGCTTAGCCGCCACTTGATCCTTCTACCCCGGTCCGGCAGGCGGCCGCCTAACCGAGGTCCCAGTCCCTGAATTTCGCACGCCGGCCGGGACGGTCCGGCGCACTATCTCTAAATCGATGATACCCCGTATGGAAAGCGGTTAAAGAGCGGAACCACTCTCCGGGATACTCGTCGCCAAGCCTCCTTGGACCCGGCGATTAAGCTAACTTTCTCTGAAAATTAGGCAGCGAGTGCATAGCTGTTATTGCCATTTGTAAATCGAGCATCGGGATTAACGAGCCGCCACACAGCGCTCGGCGTGCTTACAATCAAACTCTGCCTGCTGTCAAAACCGGGCACCCCCGTTTTGCGAAACAAAGTCTCATGGAAACATTGCAAAGATAGTACAAATTTTCGGAATAATGCAGCCGCACCGGGAGAAATCGTCTGTTCGGCTCCGCCCAAGGGCGTTGCGCCGGGGAATCCGGCCCCGGTTCACGCACTCGTCCGGCCCGGCAGGAAGAACTGCGCGCAACTGCATGAGCGTCTCCTTGCACCGCGACAAGTCGCCGCCGGGAAGGGTGGCTGAACCGGGCGCAGACAGGTCTCTGTTTGCGGAAAACTCCGCGATGCGCTTATGAGCCGGTCGGGCAACGGCCCGTTTTCCGTTTCCGGCCGGGCGCACCTGCATGAGCAGAGTATGAGAGCCGCAACGACACCCATGACAGCCCGAATCCCGCCGGACGGCATACCGCAGGGCCACTGTTTCCGGAGCTGTCCTATTCTTCCGAAAGCAGTTCGCGGAGCGTCTGCC